TTATCTGGTTCACCTATTTGTAATCCTGAGTCTGACAGAGGTACTATCTTTCCCTCTACGTTTAACGTATTAGTGCTGGAAATAAACTTAAAGTTTGAGGATCCCGTTAATGTATTAGAAAATGTATTTGCATTAATTTGAACTACATTCTTAAACTGTATGGATCCGTTAACTCCTGATGGAGAAATGGTACCGCTTACTGCTGAAAAGTTATTGTTAATTTTAATAAAAGCGACACGGACTGGATCACCGGTACCGTCGTTGGGAAGTTCACCTACATTAATAATCTCGTAACTCATATTTAAATTCCTATAGTGTATTTATGCTGACGGGACAAATGGTGTAGTATAAATAGTAGACTATTTTAGGAGAAAAATATGAAAAAACTATTACTTTTACTACTAGTTCCAGGACTGGTATTCGCTGCTAAAGCCCCTCAGGGTGTTACTTATGATGCACAAATCGTCAGAGTCAACGACGGAGACACAGTTGTTATTGCAGCCCCGTTTTTACCGCAGCCCCTCAAGCCAGAACTAGCAGTAAGAATATATGGAGTTGACACTCCTGAAAAGGGTCATAGAGCGCAGTGCCCTAGTGAAAATGAGCGTGGTCAAATGGCAACAAAATTCACTACAAATGCCGTTGCTAAGTCAACTAAACGTCAGGTAATTCTTTATGGTTGGGACAAATTTGGTGGTCGTGTTCTAGGGGATATTGTACTAGACGGTCAGAGTTTACGTGCTATGTTAATTCAAAATGGGTTTGCCCGTGAATATTTTGGAGAAGCAAAGCAAAGCTGGTGTAACTAATTACTTACCGATTTTTTCGTAGATATTTTTTTGAATATTATACCAGTCGTTCCAGCCATTTACTAGTACTGCACATTCATGATATGAAGTATAGTTATTAGTAATAGCAGTAGATAATTCACTCAACTTAGCGTCCTCCTTTACTTGCTGTAATGGGGGACATTTTTGTTTAAGCATCTCTGGAGCTTCAGGGAACTTGGCAGTCAATGGTACAGGAGTTGAACATCCTGCTAACATTAGTAAACTAATTAGTAGTATTTGTTTCATTTCGTTGGCTCCTGTGCCGCATCATTGTGAGCCTTAATAAACTCTTTAGGTATTTCACATGCTCCGCCGGGAGCAAATTTTGCATCGTATTTGACTATTTCTCTGTCAATATACTTTACAATATCTTTACCTCTGGTCTTAATATATTCTCTCTTAACTACAATTTTCTCAACAATTTTGGTATTTTCTTTTGCTGATTGAACTTCTGCTTCTTTAATTTGTTCGGATACCTGGGCGACCCTTAATTTCCAAGTATTTTCATTTAACATAGCACCTTCCATAAACACCCCGAAAGTAAGTAGTAACAATGACACAAGCTGGATTACAAGCTTGTATTTTTTAATTAGAGGTACGAAAGATAAGAGGAAAGCTAGGAATAATCCTGCAACGCCAGCTAAAAGAATTGAATGAAAGACCCAGTCCGGGGTAATTGATAGTATCCACATAATATTATTTATGCAGAAAGTATACCACTTAGGTACAGAATTGACATAATTATGTTAAGAATCCACATGCTAGGCTGACGCCAAAGAAACCCTAACCAGCCCCAAAGAAAGGCAGTTAATAGCCCAAAATACTTGTTGATAGGTACAAAATCATGACTGGTAAGATAGACTGTGATTAGTGCGAAAACTGTTGCTGCCCATTTTACATAAAAATCTATATCTTTTCCAAATAGTTTTATATCACCTTGGTACATAGTATGGGCTGTTGATAAACCAGTCGTAGTACTTTTTAAACCCATCTTCTACATTAACTTTGGGGGTGTAGTTGAAATCACGAATAGCTTTGTTAATACTTAATCTACCTCGTTTAGGAAAACTTAAATCTCTAGGCCCTACGATAAGTTCCCCTTTACCTGCAATTTTAATTGCTAGTTCTGCTGCTTCTTTTAATGTCCAAAACTTATCAGCACTACGGGTGATATTGTATAACTGATTTGTTGTATTAGGGCTTAAGCTTGCTTGCACAACACCCTCTGCTGCGTCATCTACATAAGTAAAGTCTAACACTTCATCAGGACCATTTACTTTAAGTGTTTGGCCTCGTATTGCGCCTAGAACAAATTTGCTAACAACTCTATCTTCCACATCAAACTCGCCGTATACAGCACTAGGGCGAATAATAACATATTCAATACCAGTCCTGCGACTATAATCTTGTACAAGTTTTTCTCCCATAAGTTTAAAGATACCATACTGCCCTATGGGATTACATGGACTATCTTCTGTTACATCATGTTCAAAGTCTCCATAAACCATGCTTGAACTAATATAGACAAATCTCTTTACGTTATTTTTTATTGAGGCTTCTAATAGATTAGTAAGACCCTCACACATAACTTTAGAACCAAGGGAAGGATCTGCCTCTACTGCCTTTTGTCTAGGATAACTAGCACAATGTATAACTAAATCAAATTTTTGTGTTTGAAATATTGTATCTACATTTCTTTTATCAGTAATGTCAACCAAATAATTTGTATACTTTGAGATTTTATTCCTACGTTCCTTAAGTAGATAATCTATTTCAGCCTGAGGTATGAAACCATAATTAGTATGATTGTCTACAATAGACACCTCATGGTCGTTTTCTAGTTTACTAACTATGTTATGACCAATTAACCCCATTCCGCCTGTAATTAATATTTTCATTCGTACTTTAACTTATAATATGTAAATTGCTCATCAGTCATCGTAGCTTCAATTGTATATTCCCAACCCCACGATATTGGTCTTGTACCTCTATGCCAAGTAGGGTCAATAGTATTTTCCATAACCCATTTACCTTTTTCTGATTGCTCAAATTCTACTAAATTTTGTGCAGCCCATAAATCAGGATCTTCAACGTCTCCCATATGAAATTGATGAACTACTACTTTTTTCATACTGCCATTGTAGCTTTAATAGGCTCATGACATTGATAATCTTCTAAATGAATATCTTCCATTGTAAATTGTTCAATATCTTTAATATCAAAATTCAAGAATAATCTTGGCAAAGGATATTCTTCTCTTGAAAGCTGTTCTTTTACCTGTTCAACATGATCCTTATAAATGTGTGTGTCACCCATACTAATTATTAGTTCACCTACTTTATATTTGCAAACGTGAGCAATCATGTGTGTAAGTAACGCATAACTTGCTATGTTAAAAGGTAATCCTAAAAATACATCAACACTACGTTGATACATATGGCAGCTTAATTCATTATTCTTGTTAACGTAAAATTGACTCATTACATGACAAGGAGGTAGTGCCATATCTTCTAATTCAGCAACGTTCCATGAACTAAGTATGTGACGCCTGCTATGTGGATCTTCTTTTAATTGAGTTATTAAAGTTTGTAATTGGTCTATAGCAACACGCACCGGTGGCTTATCAGTTTTTACCCAATCACGCCATTGTACTCCATAGATACGACCAAGATCGCCTTCAAACTTTGCTTTATGTTTCCAATACGGTGCAAGTGCGTTCCATGTCCATATTGTTACTGCACCATCACGTGTACCGTGTGTTATTTCTGCAAGTCTACGCTCGTCACTTGAGCCTTCAATGAACCAAAGTAGTTCACCGACGCAAGCTTTCCAAGCCAACTTTTTAGTTGTGATGGCTGGAAAGCCCCTACGCAAATCAAAGCGAATACTACGTCCAAACACACTATAAGTGCCAACACCAGTTCTATCATCTCTGACCTCTCCGTTCTCTAAAATATCTTCTAATAAGTCATGATACTGTTTCATAATTTGTTTAGTAATCTATCTGTTTGTGGTTGAACTGCTTTAGCAATATTTTCTACATTAAGAATAAATTCAACAGTAACAATACTTTCGTCTAACTCATCCAATTTTCTATTAACAACTTCTTCAACTTGTTCATATTCAAGACCTTGTTTTAATAAGTTTTGAATGTTTATTGTTAACTGTTTTTTCTCTCTGAGTTTGACTACTAATTTTTTTAGAAATTGTATGGGAATTTTACTTTTTTCAACATCTTCAAGTATGTGTTCCCATTTCTTATTAAACTCTGAATTCATTTTATGTTGTTACTTTGGCCTTTGTTGCTTTAGTTTTTTTCGCAGGTTTTTCAGCTGG